CTGTTACCAGCTGTAAAATTTGACGTAGCATATTTTCTTAAGTCATCATAATCTACCTTTCCTGCTACATCTAATTCGACTGATCTAATAAATTCTTGTATAATACTATCAGTAAGGACATTACTATCCACTTCTGTATAATCTCTTACTTGAGTTAGAAAATTTGAATGAGTAATTGACATTATGAAATAGTTACTCCCACGTTTCCAATACTACTTAAAATTTCTCTTCTTCTATTTTGTAATGACGGATCTTCTGGAACCATATTATGAATTGTTGTTGTAATACCATTAGATGTTACTTCAAATTCTTGTGTACGAAAAGCAAAGTCTCCTGGTAAAGATAAGTTAGCTACTCCAACAGGAGTTCCCCCTGAATCTGATATTGTCTGATCATTCGAAAATTCTTGAGATGGTTGTTGAAATTTCATTACTCTTGGATTTTTCAAAGCAACAGCATCTGCTTTATGGTATGGTGGATCAAGTTGTGGATGTTTTGGTTCAAACTCAGAAATGTGAACTAAAGATCCATTCCACTCTTTTACCATTTCTCTGTAAGGATATTCCATACCTGATCTATCAGAAATAGCTTTTGATCTTTTACCAGTTGCAAAACTCATTATACACCGTCTCCAAAATATGTTTGAGGTGAAATATAGACAGATGCTCTTTGACCATCTTCATTTAATGCTCTTAACAATTCATCCTCATAAAGTTGTTTTAACAATTGAATTCTATCAGGTGCTTTTTTTACAGATAGATAATATGCAAGGCCAGAACACATGCATGGTAAAAATCTATAAACAACATCAGCTTGATTTGAATATCCACCAGCATCCTGTATTCTATCAATGGTATAGAATTTTAAAGTTGTAAAAGTTGTTGCATCAGGAGCTAAATATAAAAAAATTTGAGGTGTTGTTTGTCTATCCACAAAATATTGAGAGGGCTGTCCAGTTTGTAATTTATTTGGCAGAGCCGCATACGCAGATCTATCAATTTTTGTTAACGAAATATCATTTGTTGTTGAAGTATTACTAGCTGCAGCCGTTGTTGAAATATAAGCTTCTAAAACATCGTTAACACTTTCATTTACTGCATATTGTGCAGTTCCTGCTACTAACGCTACTTCATTTAAGGAAACTTTCCAAAGATGAACACCTCTGTTACCCCACTCAGAAAATAAAAGATTTAAACTTCTTCTTGCACTTCGTAAGTCACGACCACTATTAGTCCGCATACCACATCTCTCGTATGCTTCTTCAATAATGTCATCGATATTTAAATCGAATGCTGATGTACCTGACGTAGCCATAATTCATTACATTAAATCTTTATAATAATCTAAAGATTTTCCTGGTATTAATTGTTCATCTTGTAAACCCATGCCTGATGTTCTAGCTGCACCATAACCTCTAACAGATTTTCCCTCAGATGCTTTCATCATTTCTTTTTCTCTAACTTTTTTTGCAGCCATGCCGACATTAGCATAAGACATACCACCAATTCTTTTTTTCTTAGCTGATTTAGCTGCCCCTTTCATTTGAGTAAGCATTCCTGTTCCTACAATAGGTTGTTTTACAATTTTTTCAATTAAATCAATATCTACATTTTTTCCTTTAGATGCTTTGATTGTTTTTAAACTTTTAGCTTGAGCTTGATGTAATTTAGAGGCTTTATTTAAACCTTTAACAACTTTATTTATTTTAGCCATATCTCCTGATTTAGCTTTTAACATTTTACCTTTTTTAGCTCCACCTGAAAACATTTTCATATCTTTCATTTTATCCATTTTACCACCCATAAGTTTCATTTCTTCGGCAGGTCCAACTTGTGCAGCTCTAATTTTTTTTAAATATTTTTTTCTCAAATTATCCAATTCATTTGGACCTACTTGAGCACCTGATTCTTTTTTAACAAATTCTTTAAAATTCATCATTTTGCCTTTGTCTGCTTTTAACATTTTCTTTTCTTTAAGTTTGTCTCTTAAATCTTGATTAGTCATTCCTTTAAGTTCAGATTCTTCACTAGGACCTATTTGTGCACCTCTTAATTTTGCAATTAATGTTCTTCTCATATTTTGATTTTTAGCCATTTTAGATCCTGCTGTTTCAACAGATCTTCCTACTCTAGCTTTTAACATTTTACCTTTTTTAGCAAAACCCATTTTTTTTGTTACATCTGGTCTTTCTGCTTTTAATTTTCTTAAACCCTCACCTTTAGGTCCCTCTGGAATTTTTTTCAACATTGTATCTCCTCCTACTTTCATTTTTAAAAGATCACTATGATAATCTTTAGTTGATGTTTTTTTTAATTTAGCTTTTAATGCTTTTGTTCTTGCCTTTTGTTCTGGTGTTCTTGTAGCTAGTTGATATCCTATATTAGCTACCTCAAAACCTACAGTCAAAGGCACTGCACCTTTTGTTAGAATTCTACCAGCAGTTTTTAATTTAGAAATATTTCTTAACTGTTTAGCTTTTTTTGCAGTAACTAAGGCTTTTGAACTACTAGGTGTTTTTTTACCAGCAAATGATTGACCTGCCTTAAATGCTTTGAATTCAGACATTTTTGGATAAGCTCCTGCTGGAGGTGCTCCTCTTGTTTTAGAAAACAAATCCTTAATTTTAGGAATTTTTAGAGAGCCAACTTTATCTACACCTTTTCCAAGACTAGTGTCTGCCCTTCTAAATAATGTTTTTAATTTATCTGATAATTTTTCTGCCATATCTATCCTAAATTTCTATCATACCACCATAATACTTCTTGGTAAAGGTACTGACATTTGTTGGCTTACCACCAACACCTTGAGGTTTAGCTCTTTTTCTTGCAACGGCACTCTTCCTCTGGGATTCTGTCATCCTTGCCGCTTTTGCAGCAGGGACGCACTTTGGATATTTTCGTTTTCGATCCGCTGCTAATTTTGAACGACCACACGGTGCGTAAGAACCATCTTTTCGTTTGCTCCCAATATCTACCCATTTTTGATCGAACCATTTTTTTAGTCCCATTAGAAAACACCTTCAAATTTTGTGCCTTTTATTGCTGCCCCAGCTCCACGGCACATGCCCCCATCTCTTAATCCTTTAGCCTCTATTTTTTTTGCATCTCTAAAATCTGCTCTGTCTTCATCATCTCCAGCTTTTCTAGCATCAAAAGGGTTATCAAAAAATTTCTCTTTTCTGCCACTTCCAACTAATTCCTCTGCTGTTTGATAACCTTTTTTCTTTTTTTTAGTCATCTAACATTCCTTTGTAATAGTTCTTATAACTTTTGTTTGAAACCTCATGACCAGCAAGATTACCTTTTATGTAAGTTCCTGCATATGGTTCTAAAGTTTGTGCAAATTTTCCACTACTCGCTTTAACAACGGAATCTAATGATTTAGCTTGTGCTTTGTGAAGTCTTGAAGCTTTATGTAAAGCACTCGCAACTTTTTTAACTTTAGCTTCTCCACCACTCACTTTGCCAGATGGTTTTGGTCCTCTAAAATCTTTTCTCTTTACACCAGACGGATCTTTGATCTTACCCGCACAGATTTTAGAAGCGTATGCGTTAGCATATGCTGACGGATATACCTTGAATTTTCTTTTTGCTGCTGCTTTACCTCTTGGGCATAGTTTTGTCATAATGAAGAATTATAACATCTCTTTAGCTAACAGTCTATGCTTTGAATAAAGGGCTTTTTTTTCTTTTAATAGATGCAATGACTCTTTTCTTTTTCTTTTTTTCATCTCTAGCACCTCTTAATTTGCCTTCTATTTGTTTAGGTAATTGTGATCTTGTAATTGGCATATTATACTAACTCCTTTGCTGATCCTAATATTGGTTTATATTTAGTTTTACCTTCTGATTTATATGCGTGTAGAAAAGATGCTCTTGGTGTGCCCTCAATCCACGAGCAATGTATCCATCCCGAGTTGGGTTCACCAGGAGTATAGAACTCGAGAATTAATTGATCTGGTGAAAGGTTAGATTTTATCCAATCAAAAAGTTCTGCATTATCCACACCTATACATTCAAAATCTGCCGCTTCAGCACGGGCATGTTGTGACCTGCTCGAGCTGCCGATGGCTTCACACAACTCTACACTACGAAAACCGCTTGTCACCTTGACCCTACCAAAGTGATCACGTACTGGTTGGAGAATATTTTCACACAACAATTTTAATTTTTCTATTTGTTCAGCGTTAGGGTTGTTGTTGATACCCTTACGTATCGCAGTGTCCGATTTGATTAACTCTGAAAGAGTGAAGTTTCGTGTAAGATTCATCAGTGTTTATTCTATAATTAATTTTTTTATACTTTTACTACCGTCTATATTAGATTCTAATTCTGCTGTGCCCTTCCAACATTTATAGGATATTGATTCTGAATACTGTCTCTCAGCTGTGCGTTTCCCACGTAAACATTCTGCCATTGAACTTTGCAAACGTGCCTCCTTAATTTCTCCATTTACAAACATAAGTAATCCTATTACAGCTTCTATCATTGTGACCTACCATTTGTATAACCTAGATCCCTGTTAGCATCTTTAAGTTTTTCAATATCAACCAAAACCTTGTCCATTTGTTTTGTTAAAAACTCAATGTTTACTTTATTTAAAGCCATTGACTCAATATGTTTGTTTAAACGATCGGTAGTCTTGTACAAATCCTCCAACATCATGTACTGCTCAGAATCAGCGGGTAGTGATCCCATTTGACCACGTGGCCATTTTATTCTGAACTCTGTATTCTGTTCTACATCCTGTTCCATTATCTTAATCTTGGTGTCTGCAATGTTCAGACGTTCAACCATCTGGAAGTAACCCATGGTTCCGAGTGCCACGATAATTATCAGACTGGCAACCGTCTTCATAGGCATCTGCACGGCAGCGGATTCAGATATTGATAGAGGTTTATTAGCCAAGTTTTTTACCTTTGTTTATTCCTTTTTTAATAATATAAGATTGCGTTCCATTTGCCCCAATGTCAACTTCTTGTCTTAAAGTTTTTTGTAGCAATTTTACTTTATTTTTTTCTTTTTCTTTTTTGGAATAACTTTCCAACAATCTTGTATCCCTCATCTAAGATATCTCCTATTTTTTTTATAATATTATCTATACCTGTAAATAATTTAATTAAATATCTATCAATCATTTTTTTTACCATTATTTTCAAAAGACATATCATCTGCAAATTCCTTATAAGAGTCATATGTTCTTTTTTCATTTTTTACTTTTTCCATTTGGTAAAACATCTTATCAGAATCCTCTGTGACCATGCTAGAGTCTTCTGCATCCCAATAAGTAGTTTGGACTTTATAATCAGGCCAACTGTCATCAGTAGTGTAGCTAGTACAGTGCCACAGAATACGATTATTAGGCTGAGCTGCATAATTACCGTTATCGAGCTCCAATATATGTGCACACTTATGTTCTTGAGGTATTTCTGAATGCTCTGTATCAATGATATTAACGTCTGGATGAGCCCAATCAATTGTGAATAAATATTTACCATGATAAAATTTTTTATCTAGACCTAAATATTTACCTTTTAAACCATCCAACCAATCAAAACAAGTGACACTAGGCCAGTAACTAAAACAATTCCACAATTCCAATTCGTGAACTTGCATATCGGGCACTTCGGTTCTATCAAATTGTTTTTGGAAAAATGCTGAGATAGGCAGTCTCCAATAACACGCACCATTTGGTAACATGATATTAAATAAGATAGCACGACCTGAAATACTGCTAATACTAAAGATAACACAGTCACTATACTGTCCTTTATTTTCTTCCATGTCATAAAGATACTCCTTTCTTATTTTACAATATATAGGTGGTATGTTAGCATTAAGATAAGACATAATCTAACATTTCCATCTTCTTCTCGCTTGTCTTAGTCTTGAATTAGGATCTTTTGCAGCTTTAGGAAATTTTTTCATTTGTCCTAGACTTCTAGCACAAAAACTCTTTCTACGTTTAGCATCTTTTGACCCAGGTTTTACCTTACCAGTCACTGCTGTTTTTAATTTTGAACCTGGGTTTAATCTTCTGTAAGCTTTAACACCAGCCTCGGTCATTCCTGCACCTTTTTTTGTTGGTCTAAAATTTTTTTTATTTCTAGGTGGCATTCCACCTTTGTTAAAACTTAATAATTCTAGAGTATAATTATCCATAATTAAGTAAATGTAATAGTAACACCTGCAGTGTTAGCAATAGTTGCATGTATACCTTGTGGAAAAAAAATACCAGATCCAGGTAAGTACATATCTAAACCTTCTTCTCCAAAAAGATATGTTGCTATTACTGTTCCAGTTGCCCCACCAGATCTAAAAATTATAGATCCATCTGTAGAATTACCTTTTGCTTGAATAGATGTTAATCTAGCTCTTCTAGTAGTTGGAACCATCTGCTCTGTGCCAGTCGAGTGTTTTACCGACTGGTCTGATGTAAAACTTCCTCCACCTGACATTTACTATCCTGGGTTAGATGTTGTTAATTGTGGTGCGTTATACTTATCAGTTAATAATGTATATGCAGTAACCTTAGTTTTAGTTTTACAAAAAATTCCAGCTGGAAATAAAATTCCATCCTCTGGAAAATTAAAATTAATTACATCTCCAGATGGTATATCTGCTTGAAACAAAGTTGTTCCAGAATTAGATGTTGTAGATAATTCTAAAGTTCCTGCACCTGTGCCATCAGAGGCAATAATAATACCTTTTAATCTTACAGGCGGAGCAATAACTGCAGTTCCGCTTGGAGCAGCATCTGATCTAGTAGCTTGTATGTCGGCTTTTACTGCCATAAATTCTCCTATTTAGTTGTGGCTCCCGAAGGAGCCACTAATTATTTATTACTGTGCATCAAAAGGTGTTGCAAGTGATC